GGAGCTGGAATAAATGTTCGCCGCTAAGGCACTAAACGAATTGGCCAGGGCTGCGCGGGTTTCGGCGACTGAATTGGCTGGCACTATTGCACGACCGTTTCAACGTCCAAAAACGGCATAAGCAAGGTACTGACGCGATTGGTCAAACTGCGACCCATGCGATACGGCGTGGAAGTGAAATCGACGCCTTCGATCTGGCCACCAGCTGCGACGCGTGACTGAAAGACTTCAACGCTAACTGCCAAAATGGCTGATTCAATTGCAGGGTTATTAGCGTAAATGTCGGCCGCTGAATAACCTGAAAGTGTGGCCGTACCCATTGGAATAATTTCGCGCAAGGTGACATTTGATGAAGTCAATGCAGCGGTAAATGAATACTCAGTTGCGGTCACGACTGTGTAGGTCGCGGTGAACGGTGCTGGAAGACCAGTCACAATAATTGACTGACCTGCAACAAAATGGTGGCTGCGCTGGGTGTAGAAATAAGCCACGTTTGATTCAAGTTTGTAAGACTGAATTGCTGAAGTGTTAGCAACCAGCATTGGCAAAATTACGGCTTCCGACGTGTTAATTATTTCTTCAAGATAACTGTCACTGTATAAGGAAACGCTCACGCCCAGCACTGTTCGCAGTTGACTTGCGGTGACAATACTAGGCATGAGCGTTCCTTTCGATCGGCTGCGGCGAGATCGGGAGAACCCGCCGCATGATTAGTTGGGGTTAGTTATCAGGTCTTGTTTACGCCAAATGCACCAGCACCAATTTTGGTTGCCACTGCACCGAAGGAATAAACGCCGACTGTAATTGAACCGTCAGCAGTTGATTCTGCGCGCAACTGGTATGAAGTTCCTTCGTACCATGTGTATGCGTCTGGGTTGATGATCATGATTGAATCATCAATGTCTGTTGTTGCTGCAGTGTTTGCAGTAACGTAAAGATCAAGTCCGGCAACGCGTCCACGCAATGAACCAGGTGTTGCTGATCCTGGTTGATTCATTGGGTTTGTTACTTCGTTGTAGATTGGGCGACCTGAATCATTTAGTGACATGAGGTTTGACCACTGTGAAGTGTTTACCAAAATGTTGCGTGCGAATGGATTTGCAAGGCCTGCAGTTGCAGCATAAACACTTGCTGAACCGCGTGCGATAACACCTAGCAATTCGGCTGCAGTTGGGTATGTTGCGATTGAAGTTGCGTCAGCAGTTGCGCCTGCGACTAGTTGGTCGTTGGCGTACTTATCCTGTGCCTTAGCCATTGCCGCGACCATATTACGAAGTAACTCATCATAAAAGAGGGGCGAAGTTCTGGTGAGAAGTTCTACGGAGAATTTTTGCTGCCCCGCAAATTTCTTAACATCAACGCTTAAGAACGCAGAATTTTGGTCTGTTTCATTAAAGATTGCGTCTTCGGCTACAACTGCAACTGTTGGTGCAACTGTGATCTTTGGAATTTCGAAAGTCATTCCCGCGTCAGGCAATGTGCCGCGTGAGATTGCTTCAATGCTTGGACGGATTGTTGTTGATAGTCCGTTGATAACTTCTGAAAGTTGGCGTGTTGGTACTAGGCCAGCATTGTCAGTTGTGTTGTCAGCTGCAAGAACGTACTGACGTGCATTCTCATCACCTGTTGCAGCAAGAACCTTGTTTTCAAGATACTTCGCAGCAGTTAGTTCAATGCGTGGTGCTGATTTGAAACCACCGACTGCATTTGCAGTTGCGGTGATTGACTGGGCGGCTTCAACCGTTTCGGCGGTTGCAGCGTCTTTGACGGTGTCTTCCACTTTGTCTTCTCCTTCTGTTGGTGTTGGTGCTTCAGTTTCGGTTGTCGAATCTGAAATTTCGTCTTCTGTTGCGGCGACTGATTCCACGCGGGCTGAACGAATGGCGGGTTCTGACGTCAAGGCGACCCCAGTGAGTTCACCCGCAAGAATTCGAACGGTGCCGTCCTTTAGGGTTTCGTATTCGTCAAATGAAACTTCTACGCTGAAACCGTCGCGCAAACCTTCCTGGGCTTCAACCAATGCGTCATTGCCCGCAGTTGTTTCGGCAATTTTGAAAGTTGCGTCAATGCCTTTGTCGGTTGATTCAATTGAAAGTGTTTTGCCAATTCGACGTGTACGGTCATGTTCTAGGTTAAGCAAAACGGCGGTTGGTTCGATCGAACCAGCAGCGAATTGAACCTTACCGATTGAAGCATTGCCTGTTTCTTCAAACGTGACAATGCGGCCTGTGATTGTGCGACTGTTGGAATCTGCCGCAGTGATTTGCATTGGTGTGATGACTTTTTTCATAGCAGCATGTCTTCTTCCTCGCGTATTTCTTCGACCGACATTGCGCCGATTCGATTTAAGATTTCGTAAACCTGGGCACGCTCATAAGGATTGCCACGCAAGAAATCATCAAGGTCAAATGAAACGCGATTGCCTGCGGGCGTAAAATCTGCGAATGATAAACGTTGTTCAATTATGGACATGTAATTTCTAAACGCGAAGTCCACGAGGTCGCGCCTCTTATCTAAGGCGTTTGAATAAGTGAAACTTGATTGCTGGGAATCAGTAAAATAAGCAGGTAATCCGCACGCGCGTGAAAGTTCTAGTGCGACGTAGTTCCGGGCTTCGTTTAGTTGTAAATTCTTTGGGTCATAACCCAATGTTTCCAATGTGACGTCAGCATTCAAAAATGCGGTTGACTTATTTGCACGCGCCGTGCGCCAGGCGGTGAGCAACTTTGAAACGCGATCTGCTGGCAATGATGTTCCATTTGATTTCAAAACCATTTGCGGAATTGGTTCGACGGCGAAATTCATTGCTGCGCGTTCTAGTGCTGCCGCTGCCTTGATTGTGCGACCTGCGCGAGATAGCAAACCTTCTTGCGTACCCTGGAAAACAACTAGGTTTGTTGGGTCAACGTAAGCGCCGTCAATTTGGTAAGAAACAATTTCATAACCCATGCCGTTTGTTTGAATGGTTACGCGCTCAGGTGCGATTCGCTCCATTGCACGAATTTTTCCTGTATCTGCGTACCGTTCCATAACGTATGCATATGCGTTTGGAAAAAAGAATAAATCTGAAATAATCCACGACCAAAACGTTGTTCCTGGAATGCGTGGGTCAGGTTGATTGATCACACGCGGTTGTGTGACCTTTTCGCCAGTGGCTTCATTGCGTGTGTGCATTGGAAGTGAAGCAACCGTCTGAATAATTCCCAGCGCGCGGGCGCATGTAGGAACGCTCATTGCTTCGGCACGCGAAGCCGTAATCACGCCGCCAAATAGGAATAGATTTCCTACTTCACTGTAATACGGCGCAATTGCAGCTGCGTCCACGTTGCTGGCTTCGACTGGAACGGCAGCCTCAGCCTTACGCGTGAATGAATCAAATAATCCCATGCCCTAATTGTGTCAGGGTTATAAGTTCAACCAACCATGATGTCAAGATCATTCTCTGGGCGTGTCGCGAAGTGTGTTGCGAGGGCAACGGCGACGGCAGCGCAAACGACCGACTGTGAAGCCCGCCGTCCAATAACCCAGCCCCCGTCCCCACGTCGAAGTTGTACGGCTGCCAAAACTTCTTCGGAAAGTTGACTTTGACCCCTGTGCTTCAAACGACCGCTATTAATCGCAGACAACATTTCATCACACGCCTGTGGGTAAACCCCGTCCATGTCGAAAATTGGAATTCCAGCAGGTGCCAGGCGTGCGGCAACGGCGGCACTGGTTTTGCGACTGTAAAGAACGTATTCGGTTGGGTACTTGCGCGCATAATCTGCCAGGTCGTTGGCAATTGCCTTGTCGTCCAGTTGAAGATCGTTTTGCCAGGTATGAAGCAATTTGACCACAAATTGTTCGTTGCCGATTTTCTGGGCGCCAACCAAACTGGCGTGTTTTCTGTCTGGGCTTAGATCAATTGCCAGCCAGGTCAGTTTGTCAATGTCCAGGTCAATGGACTTGTCCAGGCAGTTACCCCACGAAGCGGCGTCAACCGCGCTATTGATCGCCACAACCCAGCGGCACAAAACTTCAGTCATGACCACGTCAGGCGGGTCATTCAAAACGCTTTTGATATTATCGGCATGGATAAGTCTGCCCATTGACGGGTTGGCGTGCCTTGCGTTTTCTACGCTGATTTCGTCCGTCGGGGCTGACCATTCAAAATAGCCAATGTCGTCAGCAACGCCTGCGATCGAAGCCAACGCGCGATCACGGAATTGGTTAAGCACAACCGACGAGGAATCCCCAGCATTTGTGTACGCCATGACCATTGGGTTGGTCGCAGCCATAAGGGTGTAGCGAAGCGACGCAAAACTTTCAATATCCGTCATTTCGCGCAATTCGTCCAGGTGAATTGTTGACGGCCTGGAAACACCACGCGCTGCCGAACCACCAGCCCGCACAATAAACCGATTTCCTGTGATTGTTTCAATTTCTTCACCGCCATGTTGCCAGCGAATCTTCTTGACCTGTTTTGCCAACGATTCATTTTTTTCAATGATCTGAACCATTGCACGAAATTGTTCCAGCGAAGTTGAAAGTCTGTGGGCTGACCCGATTTGCAGATTTTCGTCCCATAAGAACAACCCGCCTAGAATCCTGATCAGCTGCAGAAACGATTTTCCGTTTTGGCGTGCCACCACGATTGTGTTGACTGGACTAGCCCAGCGCCCGTCGGGCTTGATCTTGTGCGTGTGGATAAGCGCAAATTTCTGCCATTCCATGAGATCAATGTCCAGACTTGTCGCCAAGTCGATCAATTCACCCCCGCGTGAAGGCAAATCGTTCAGTGGCGTGTGGATTCTGGGCGTTTGAACGCCAAATTGCCCAATAATGGGTTCTGCGTCCCTACCCAAAACCGTTTCAAGCCGATTTGAGGCCACTTGGGGCGTTTGGTGACCTTCTATGACCTTCTCACTCATTTTCGTGGCTTCTTGAGTTGTTTTCGGGGGAAACTAAACCAAGAAGGGTCAGGGCCC